GGGGAGGCAAGAAGGCGCGAGCCAGAAAGCCTCCACACAAACGGTTCCAGGCCAAGGGACCGCGTGTTGCTGCTCCAGCTACGAGCAGTTCCCCAACAAAACGAGCTCCTCCGAAGCAGAAGGAGGATGATGTCGCAGACGAACCCACGTTTGCGGAACTGAGGAAGACGCTCGATCGCATCCTTGAGGTGCCCGAGAAACCCGAGAGTGTTGATGGTGACCAGACCCCCAAGGCCACCCGGATCCACCCTTGGTGTGTTCGTCTCCCAGAGCCTGATGTGGGAGAGTTGCTGGATCAAGCAATGCAGGAGCGTATGCCCCTGCTAGGTGATCCAGTGCCTACCTGTAGCGGGAGGCAACATCACGGCAGGAAGAGAACGGTGGGCGCTAAACTGCGCCGTACAGTGAGAGAAGTGGTGGATGCATATGTGTCGATCTCTGGGTCGGCACTCCCAGATATGCTCTACTCCTCCATTGTCGATGCAGTGAGGGAAGCGTCAGTTGATCCTGATGATCGTCTGGTGGACCCCGCGGATTCGTCTCGCGGCGCGCTCCTCGACGAGCAGCAGAAGCAGCTGACTGACTTCCAGCGTCGCCTGGATCGAGGAAAGCCGAGACCGATGGAGCCGGTCACTGCAACAGATGTTTGCCGGTCACACCTGCCCGTGTGGATTGGACCCCGCACAAAGCTACCCTCAGCTTGAGGATGCCCAGTGTTTGAGGAATCGAAGTGTCTTGGAGTACCAACTCATGTTCCGGAGTTGCGAAAAGGGGCGTTCATCAAGGTTCCGAATCATTGGGAGTGCAGGCTGAACAAGCGGTTGGTTTACCGCGTCTACGTGCCGCCAATTCCTAGCATGTGGACAACAACAACCCACAGGCCTTGTGCCCACAATGAGTGGCACGGACTAACGACCCGTGTCCTGAATCCCACCCCACCACCATCTGAAGCTGGTTTGGCGCTCATGAAGAAGGAGGCTAAAGCTCTTGCGGCTCAGTTGAGGAGTTACGGAGGTCCTTTCGTACCTTGGGATTTGCGGAGAGTGTGTATGCTATATGATGGAGCGAAGCGCACTCGTTACCTGAACGCTGAAGAGTCTTTGAGAAATGACGGACTTTCCACCAAACTTGATGCTAGATTATCGACTTTTGTGAAGGGAGATAAGATAGCGTTCGAGGGCGGTAAGAAAGATCCGAGGATTATACAAGCTCGCAGTGCACGATACAACCTTGAGATGGGTTCCTTTCTCAAGCCTATTGAGCACGCGCTTTATAATCTCAAAGGGGATCGGCGGGATGGCGGAAAACGCACACGCCTCATTGTGAAAGGCCTGAACCAACGAGAGAGGGCTCTTCTTATCGACCGCAAGATGGCTGAGGTCCCCGACTGTGCTGTAGTCG